ACACACGCAAGAGAAGCGACCTACACCGAGCATAGTGAGTTGATAAAAGGGGTTCAGATGGTGGCAACCTTAGATGGTAAAACCTCTCCCTTCTGCCGAAATATCGACGGGCAAGTTTTTCCACTATCAAGCGGCACGCGCCCACCTTTTCACTTCAACTGCCGCACTACTACAGTGCCAATCATAAGAAGCTTGCGAGAATTAGGCATAGGCAACTTGGGCACCTATAGTCCAGCCGCGCGAGCCAGCATGAACGGACAAGTAGCGGGAAACTTGAGATACCCGCAATGGTTTCGTGGTCAATCCGCTGGTTTTCAGCGAGAAGTATTAGGGCCAAAGCGCTATCAGATGTTCAATAATGGCCTTACTGACATAACGAGATTTGCTGATAGAAAAGGTCGCCTTTATACCTTGAGTGAACTATACCGACGCGAGTCGAGTATAGCACAGGCGGCCAACGTGATTTAGCGAGCGAAAGCTCATACCCTAAAACAAGTCGCGCCGAGTGCGTGCAACCCAGATGGGGGTACCGATATGGCCGTTTTGCCGTATGTAGAAACCGTAGAAGAATTACCAGCAGGGTTGGCCGATCACTATACTCTCGATGAGGGCACGGGTCGATATAATCTGGACGTTACCCCGACAAATGGGTATGCTCTGGAAGACGTTGCCGGACTGAAATCTACGTTAGGGAAACTCAAAGAGCGCGCAGTAAACGCGGAAGGTGCGGCTAAGCCGTTTTCCGAGTTGAATCTGAGCGCCAGCGAGATTACAGCGCAGTTAAGTGAATTGACTTCGCTGAGAGATGCGCAGGGCAACGAAACTGAGGTAGTTTCAGCGCTAAAAAGTTCATTAGAATCACTAAAGGCTCAGTCGCTCGTAGAAATCGACAAGGCTGTTGCGCCCATCAACAGCAAGCTTGACGCACGGACGGCACAGCTTAAAGAGATTACGATAGTGAATGAATTACGCAAGGCTATTACCGCAGCAGAGGGCAATCCTTTACTACTGATACCGGCTCTTTTGGGCCAAGTTCAGGCGCGTGAAAATGATGACGGCACTATTTCAGCCGTTATCGTGGACGCAGAAGGCACCGAAAGAGTGATGGGTGCCGGATTGGAAAGTATGTCCTTTGGTGATTTGGTTGCTGAAGTAAAAGAGAATCCCGATTACGCACAGGCTTTTGCGGCTTCTGGTGCCTCTGGTGGTGGCACCAACAGCAATGTCAATAATACTAACACACGCGGCAAGCTCACTGCCGAGCAAGCGGGTAAGCTTTCAATGCCCGAATATCGCAAGGCAGTCGAAGAAAACCGCATTTAATATCGGAGCATAGTCAAAAATGGCTAATAGTTTAATTACCCCAAGTATTGTCGCTCGCGAAGCACTGATGATCCTCGAAAACAACTTGGTTGCGGCTAATGTGTTTCACCGTGGACACACCGAAGAGTTTACCGGCGCTAAGGTAGGCGACACGATTACCGTTCGCGGCCCCGCCAGTTTTACGGCACAGGAGTTTACGACCACGACCACCACGCAGAATATCACCGAAGCAAGCACCTCACTTGTCTTGGAGAAGCATTTTGACGTAACGGTTGGTGTAACGGCGAAAGATTGGACTTTGGAGTTGGACGAGTTTCGTGGGCGTGTTATTGCTCCGGCAATGGCTGCAATCGCTCAGAAGGTCGATGCTTACGCTCTTGGCAAGGCTGTCGAGATTTATAATCACGTTGGCACCGCTGGCGACCCGCCCGACTCTCTTGCTGACTTGGTTGCCGTTGACAAAAAGCTGAATGACATGAAAGTGCCTACGGCAAGTCGCTTTGCGATTATCGACTCACAGGCCAAAAATGATATTCTCGCGAATGTCACTCAGGTCTTACAGGCCGAACAGCGCGCCGACGGTGGACAGGCTCTTACTCGCGCCCAGATCGGTGAAGTGTTGGGCATTTCTTGGATTATGGATCAGAATGTCGCCACGCACACGGTCGGCACACTGAGTAACGGTTCGGGTATGCTCGCGAAGATCAACAACGCTGCGGTTTCCGTTGGCGATTTGACGGTGCCGATGGATGACACTTCCCTTTCGGGCACCGTAGTTGAAGGCGATCTATTTACGGTTGCTGGCGACACGCAGCAGTATGCGGTTACAGCGACTTCTACGGCTGCTACTAACGCCATTGCAAGCGTTTCCTTCTTCCCCGCCGCTAAGGTGGCTTGGGCTAACAATGCGGTTGTCACGTTCGTTGCCACTTCTCACCAGTTGAATATCGCTGGCGATGCGCGCGGCTTGACTCTCGCCATTGTGCCGCTGGAACTTCCGGCTGGTGCGGCTCGCGCCGAGTATATCGCGGATCGCGGCTTAGGCGTTCGTATCGTCTATGACTACAGTGCTTCCACAAAGACTGACACTATCTCATTTGATGTGCTTTGCGGCGCAAAGGTGCAAGATGGTGACTTGCTAACCCGCGTCTTGGGCTAAGCAGTAAGCGGTAAATTTGCAAGCAAGCGGCAATCACAATTGCCGCTTGCTTGCCTTATCGACCTCTAAACTTTTATCCTGTGAGTATATTGTAATGGCCGTAATCGAAACTGTCCGACTCTCCAAGGGCAAAGATAGCGTTGTGGTGAACGCGAATGGCGACGTAGAAAAAGAGTATCGCAAGCGCGGGTATCGCAAGGCTCGCCCTGAAAAAGTAGCTGAAGAAAAGGAGATTGAAGTTGTCGAAAAATCGACTAAAAACACCTTCGTATAAATTTACGTCCGATGTGACAATCGATCTAAGCAAAGATCGATTTTACGCCGATTTTTCGCAGTGCCTCGACAAGCTGACGGATTATAAGTCAATCCTGATGAAATTTTCAGGCATTCACGATAACACGATTTTGAACGCTGAAGAGTTAATGGTGATGTGTAGCCCAAAGCTTCACTATATCTTAGAAGACGGCGAGCTTGGCGCTTTCGTGGAAATACCCGATGAGTTGCGTTCGGGCGACATAGACGTAAAACTCAGCTTCTACTATAAATAAGGCGACAATAGGCTCATGGCGATTACGGTTGAAGACGGCACGGGATTAGCGGCGGCTGTAAGTTATATCAGTGTAGCCGATGCTGACACGTATTTTACCGCACACGACGACCCGACGGCATGGTCTGGGTTGACGACTGCGCTAAAAGAATCTGCCTTGCGCTACGCCACGACTTCTTTAGATGGTCTTTATTCGTGGGCTGGCGTAGTCACGACATCGACACAAAGCTTAGGCTGGCCGCGCGATGGCGTATGGGACGAAGAGGGGCGAAATATTAGCAGTAGCATAGTTCCTACTCGCATTGAGGTTGCCGTCTGCGAATTAGCCCTACTGCACAGAACTGAAGCGTTAAACAGCAATTACTCTCGCGGAAACAGCATCCATAGCGAGCGTGTTGGCCCAATTGAAACCGTCTTCGAATCCGGCGCTCAGCCCGATTCCGCTATACCGATCTTGCGCCGCATCATTATGGGTTTGGGTAAAGCTCGGTATGGCATCATGGGCGACTTGGAACGGGCATGAACGCGACTGCTATTGCCACTCGCGCGCTCGGCACTCTTGAGCGCAATGGCACCACTTATACCCTCACAAGGCAAGTTGTTACTGCTAATGCGTCAACACCGTGGAAAAAGGCAAGTAGCGCCGATACTACGCAAACTCTTACCGGTATTCTTGCTGACTTCACCGACGATCAACGCGATGGTTCAATTATTCGCATAGATGATCGGCAATATCTGGTGGCCGCATCTGGATTGACTACTCTACCCGTTGCTGGCGACCGGATCACCGATGGAACAGACGACTTAGAGATCGTGGGCACCCGCCCTTTGCGCGCAAAAGACGTTACGGTCGCCTACTGGATTCACGCAAGACAATGATTGTAGCATCCGTTCAGCTTAAAGAGTTTAGTCGGGCTATTGACCTTTTCATGGAAGGCGAATTGCCGCGCGAGATACTGAAGTTTAAGAAGGTCATAGGACTTGAGCTTTTGACGAGCGTAGTCATGCGAACGCCCGTTAAGACGGGGCGCGCACGCGCAGGGTGGAACGTGACACGCACGCGCCCATCTCGCGCCGTCAATAATGAGCGGTATGATAAAGATGGTGGGGCTACTATTTCGCGAGGCGCGGCGCATGTCAGTAAGTCGGCAGAAGGTGAACATATATACATTACAAACAATGTTCACTATATTACTACCTTAGACACTGGAACTTCAGACCAAGCCCCAGAGGGCATAGGTCGATTAGCCGTAGAAGAGGTAACGCAGCGCCATGCCTGACTCACAAGCAGCCTTTGACTCTATTTTAACGCAATTTAAATCCGTCATGGATATAAGTAGGCCAAATGTTCCTATTGCTTGGCCTAATATCGAGTTTACGCCAAAAGATGATTACGACGAAGCGGCGCACGAAGCATGGGCAAGAATAACCCCGCGAAACGCGGGATCAGTTCAGAAAACAATAGGGGCTGTAGGCTCGCGCCGATGGCGCGTAAGCGGCATAGTTTTTGTTCAAATATTCGCACCTTTGGGCAACGGGGCGAATGAAGGGTTGGCGATTGCTGACGATGTAGTGACGGCATTAAGGGGCATTACGACGAGTGGCGTAAGAATGAAAGCCTCTACAGTTGAAGCAGTTGGGCGAGATACAGCATTCTATCAAGTAAACGTAAACACGCCTTTTGAATATGATGAACTGGCGTAACGGGAGTAACAAATAAAATGTCCGATGCAAATAGAGTTCAAGTGTCACTTTTAGAGGAAGCAACTTGGGGCACGACTCCAAGTTCGGCCTTTCTGGAGTTGCCGATAACCGGCGCAACTATGAGCGAATCACCTACGACGGTACGCTCTAACCAGCTACGCTCAGATGCTCAGTTCGCTGGGACGAAGCGCGCTTCTGTTGAGCCGAGCGCGAGCTTTGACTTTGAGTTGCAGGGTGATAATCTCGACATTCTCATGCGCGCCGCCCTGCGTAATACTGCAAGTTCAGGGGATTGGTCTACGCCTGTAAATATTGACGAAACTGGCGATATTTCCGCTGGCGCATCAAACACCTATGTAGTTACGACTGCCAACTTTACCAGCCAAAATATCGCTGTAGGTCAGTGGATTTACGTTGGTGGGTTTACGAATGCGGCAAATAACGGCTGGAAAAAAGTCGCGATTATTGCTGCCAAGCTTTTGACGCTGGCAACGGGATCGACTACGACTACTGAGGCGGCTGGCTCACTCGCCATTACGATGGATAGCTCTTATATCCGTAATGGCGCTGAGCTTACAAGTTTTTCGGCGCAGATGGAGTATTTAGACCAGACGAACTTATTTCGCCTAATTACAGGCAATCGTATTAACTCATTCTCACTTGATATTTCCGCACAGTCAATCATCACCGGTTCTATCGGGATGTCGGGTAAGACTATGACGCGGCCCACGGCTAAGTCTGGAAGTGGGTCCGTCACCGGTTATACTGAAAATGAGGTAATGAGCGAAGTTGACGCTTTTACGGGCTTCTGGATCGACGGCGCTGAAGTTACGACCTACGAAATGGTTTCAACTTCGCTGAATATTTCGGCAAACTCTCGCCCTCAGTCGGGTTTAGGTAACTTGGCTAAGATTGGTATGCAGTTGGGTCCACTGGAAGTGTCCGGCAGTATGGAGTTTTATCTTGAGACTGCGAACTTTGGAACCCTTCAAGATATGCTGCTTAATTATACCAGCTTTGAGTTGGCTTATGCTATTACAGATGGAGCAGGGCATCAATACCACATCGTTCTGCCTAAATGCCACCTGACAAGCGAAGCTGGATCGGTTGCGGGAGTTGACAGTGACGTTATGTTAAGCTTTGACTTTGCGGCTGAGCCAGCTACTATCGGCGCAGAGACAAAAACGATTCAGATTAGCAGGTTCGTCTAAAACCCTACTTTAAAAAAATCCCTGTCTATTGCGGTTGACCGCATCGGTGAGGGGGGCGTTACAGGGTACGCCCCCCTCATCACTTACCCTGAGAGTTGAAAAATGGACTTCAAGAAGAGATATGAAACCAGCAAGGAATTAGAGAGCGAAGGCGTTTGGGAAGACATTGGCGAGGGGTTTCGCGTGCGAGTAGCGCGCGCTAACAATCCACACCACCAGCGAACCGCTGAGAGTCTCATGCGTCCATATCGGCGGCAGATAGCAAGCGGGAATCTGAGTGTCGAGAAGCAGCAAGAAATCACCATAAAGTCTATGGCCGAGTGCTTGCTTCTCGATTGGGATGGGTTGGTGATAGACGAAAAAGCTGTGCCTTACAGCGTGTCTCAGGCGATCGAATTGTTGACCGAATATAAAGACTTCCGCGAAGAGGTTGCGGAGATTGCGCAGTCGATGGACTTGTTTCGCAGCAAAGAAGTAGAGGACGCTGAAAAAAACTCGTCGAGCGGCTCAAGTGGGAAATCCTCTGGAAAGACCACTTAGCCGCTATTGATAAAGCGGAGTCGGAAGGCAAAAATCATCCGGCTCTGCGCAAGAAACCCAATCTCTACACTGACTTAGCGAGCCTTTGGTTTGCGTGGTCGATTCTAAATGCGGGACGAACTATCATCGGGGGCATGGTGGCTGTACCTGCGCCATTGCAATTCACAGAGATTCACAATTACGCGACACGCTTTGAGATAGAAGATTTTGACCGATTCTTGCGGATAATTAAGTCGCTCGACGGCACCTATCTCTCTGCTTCTGCGAAAACTGATAAAAAGAAAATAGAACCCGCATGAGTGAAATTCCCTTAGCATTTGTAGTTCGCGACAATTCGCGGCGCGGGGTCGCATCGTTTGATTCTAACATGCGGCGCGCGCGAAGGTCGGCAGGGTCAACCGAGAAGTCTTTTGGTAGTCTGAATAATACTACTACGCGTCTTGGTGGGGCTTTTCAGGCATTAGGCGCGGCACTATCCGTAAGGTCGGTGTCGCGCTATGCCGACACTTGGATAAGATTAACCAACCAGCTAAAGGTCGTAGAGAAGACTTCTTTGGGGGTCGCTAAGGCCCAAGGGAAGCTCTTTAAAACGGCTCAGGACACACGACAGTCATTAGAGGGCACCGTTGCACTCTATACGCGTATGAAGCGCGCACAAGACCGTTTGGGTATCTCTGGCACTGAACTAAACACAATCGTCACAGCAGTAAATCAAGGTATCGCCGTTTCTGGTGCCACGACTAAAGAGGCTGAAGCTGGATTAATTCAGTTATCGCAAGCTTTTCAATCCGGCAAGTTGGCTGGCGACGAACTTCGTTCGGTTATGGAGAACTTGCCCATCTTGGCGCAAGCTATCGCCGATGGCTTGGGCATTCCTTTCGATGAGTTTAGAGACAAGGCGAAGGATTTAACGTCCGGTGAACTTGCGAAGGGTATTTTAAATAGTGCCGGAAACTTGGCAGAAGCGTTCAAGCGCACTAACTCTACGATCGGTCAGTCTTTCCAGACCTTAGAGAATGCGGTGGTTAAATTCACCGGCGAACTGGATATTTCGCTGGGCGTTTCTCTTGAGTTTACCGAAATCATGGGTAAACTTTCCCGCAACTTAGATAAGGTGGCTACTGCCCTATTGGGCATAGGCGGCGCTATCGCGGCACTTGCAGCAAGCAAGGGGCTTACTATGCTTATTCGCCTCTTTGCCTCAATCGGCGGCGGCGGCACGCTTGGCATACTGGCAAAGCTCGGCTCTGTGCTTACGGCTGGCTTTGGCGCTAAAGCTGCTATTGGCTTTGGAGATAGAAGTCAGATTACGCGAACGGTTAAGGATAGAGACTACCTAAAGGACGGGTCGTTTAATAACCCCGACAATCTAAGGCGTGTTGATGTGACTCGCGGCGACGAGATCAAGGCCTTTATGAGCCAGTTGAATACGATCCCTAAGCGCCTGTCTAATATCGTAAGCGGGACACTGGATGGTATCACGGCCATTTTTGAGCATGTCTTAAAGTCGGCAGAGGTGTTGGGGGATATTCTGGCTGGCATGTTCACCAGCCCGTTTGAAACGAATGAGAAATTGCGCAATGGCGGCTTTGCTGATGAGTTGACCGAATCTGCGGATAAGATCGATAAAGCCTTCGAATTGGTTACATCGCAGTTTGGCGGGTTCGCGAGGGATGTAAAAGCCAGAGCGCTAAACCTTGCCGTAGAGCGAGAGATAAATGAAAGCAATAAGTTAAACGTCGGTGACAATTTTTCCATCGGCAATATGACATGGATTCACAGGCTAAAGGCCGACTTAGCTGACCTCTGGAAGTTTTTGGGTGAAAATCTTGGCGGGATAGGGAGTTTGTTTGTTGCCTTCTCTACTGCGGTCAGTGGATTGTCGCCGAAACTCGATAAGGTATTGAAGGGAATTACTGACACTGCTTCGGCTTTTGCTCAAGGTGGGCCAATACTCGCGGCCGCTACGGGCTTTAATGCCCTATTAAGCGTTTTAGGGCACTCACAGACCGAAGCAGAGCGCGCGGCCGAGCGGCAGAGGGAATTTACCAGTTCAATGATTGAGGCGGCTGAAGCATCAATACAGGCCTCTAACGCAGTAAAGCAGTTTTCCGCTTCCATATTGGGTTATACGGAAAATGAGCTAACGCGCTTCGCTGAAGTGGGCGAGACTCTTCAGGCAATTATTAACGTCAAGTCAAATTCTCGCGGCGCAAGTGGCTTAGATAGCATAACGGCAGACGGTCTTTTCGGTGACTCTTTAGGTGCAGCCGGACTATATGAAACACAGGCCAATCGAAGTCGGGTTCGCCCGAACCCGTCCAGCAGTCCGGGCGGTGCGGGAGCGAGAAACTTTGACAAAATAGACTTCACGATAGTTGACGACTTTTTGGGTCAATTTGACGACAGTGCTGATTACGCTAAAAAGGTAGGCGAGCTAATAGCTGTCTTTGGCGACTTAGACACTGAGGCGGGTATTAGATCAGCTATCGACCGGATGAATATAGCCAAAGACAACTTGGTTAATTTTGGTAGCATCTTAACTGACACCTTTGCCGGTGCAAGTGAGGCTTTTCGCCATAACAAAAGCCTCTCTCGCCCCATCGGACAGGCGCTTATAGACCTCTTCACTGAGTCTTTTGAGCAGATCGCCTCTTTTGATTCGGCAACGGGCGCAGTGACGGCACTCACCGACCTTTCGATTCGTGAAATCAACTCACTGGAAGAACAGTTCGTAGATGTGCGCTTAGAGGCTGCTCGCGTGGCCGGTAAGCGCCTTGCTGATGGGTTCGCGAGCAATGAAGAGAGGTTGACCGCCCTGCGCTTCCAGAAGGAATCTATCGCGGCGCGCGCCAATCTATCTAAGAGCTTCGATCAGGCAGGTGGAGACACTTTCTTACAAAAGCAAGCGTTGGGCGAATTTCAAACAGCAATGACAGCAATTAAAAACTCCTTAATATTAGCACGGTCGCGTCCTGACGGCACCTCATCAACTACCGGCGGGTCTGGTGGTAATGGCAATTCAACTACGTCTACGCACTCAAGTAAAATTGCCATTGGCGCGGGTGACGCAGTTGCTATAGACACCTATGACAGTATTATTAAGCTGCCTGACACTCCACTGGCTATTGAGTGGTCGTCAGTGCTGAGCTTTACGGAAAAGAAAATATCACACTGGCGCGAAGTTGTTGACATTGAATCAATGTTTAGGGCGACAACCATCAAACGCGAATGGGGTGACGTATTACACTTAGCACGCCGGAGAATTACGCACTGGTGGGATGTTGTCGAAACCTCATCACTCGATAATGCGGTTAAGGTCAAACGGTGGTGGAGTGACGCAGTTCACCTAAGACGGATAGAAGTAACGCACTGGTGGAATATTATCGAAACTTCATCACTTGGCAGTGCTGCGAAGATTCGGCGGTGGTGGTCGGATGCAATTCACTTGAAGCGCATAGAAATAACGCACTGGTGGAGTGTAATAGAGACATCATCTCTCAGTACGGCTATGAAGATTCAGCGATCTTGGTCGGATGCAATTAAACTGACGGCGTATGCGGTTTCTGGGTGGGCGGCGGTAGTTGACACTTCGGCTCTTAGTGGTGCCAGTAAAGTAAAAAAGAAGTGGTCGGACATCTTTAGCTTTACTCGCAGTTCAAGTATGCAGAGCTATTTAGGAGAGCAGGTTTCTGACCCAACGGGCTGGTCTGCTATTATACAACTTGGCAGCCTGTCGAAGCACAGTAAAAAGTGGTCTGATGCCGTTGAGTTTTCTCGCGATAAAGCCCATGCGAATTATCTGAAAAATCCTGAAGATGGCGATAAGTCTGGATGGTCTTCGATTATACAGTTTCCGAATCTATCGAAGCACAGTAGGCCTTTCAGTGACGTAATTGAATTTACACGGTCAAATCTCAATATCGGCGACATGCTTGGCGTAAGTGGACGAGTGAACATCGGCAATCTAATTGACTTGCAGGTTGACGGATTTGATTTCTTCTTTAAGATTGCTGATAAAGCAGACGAGATTAGGGGTGCAATCGAAAACACCTTCAAAATCTGGCCGGAGGGTTTGAAAGCGTCTGTGAGTTTGACTGACTTAATCAGTATTGACGCAAGCGGATTTAAGGAAGCTGTTGTTATGGCCGTAGAGGAAGCAGCCGGAGACAGGCAAACGGGTATCACGGTGAGTCGCAGTTACGGCTCTGGTTACGCAGGGTAATTAAATGGCAACTACAATAATCTTTAATGATGGATCGGCACCGGCTGTAAACTTTCCGGCCCCCGACCACCCCGAAGAGTGGAAAGAAGATTTACAGCAAGTTCGGGCAAGGGCTATGGGGGGTCGCGTGGTTTCGGTCACGCGATCAACTTCAACGCTAAAAAACCCGATTCTACACTGGACGAATATGGGTGAGACTGACTATAACGCTATGGTCACTTTTATCTTTACCACAGTAGAAGGCTCGACTACGCAATTCACGTTTACTGATTGGGAGTCGACGGCGCATACAGTGAAATATATGGGCGGCTTGGAAAAAGCGCGCTCGGTCGGGTTCGACCAGTGGACAGTTGACTTGCAGTTGGCTGTTATATAATGCCGAAGGCACTTTCAACTCAGGCGAATAACAATCGGTTTTTAGATGGGGTAGAGATCGTCTGGTTGGTTGAGGCTACTTTTGACCAATACGGCGCGGCTACCGTCGTAAAACGCTACGGCTCGCAAGCTATAACCATCAGTAGTAATGCCTATGAAGATTCTATGGCCGATGGGGGCTTAGACTTTGGGTGGGCTACTGTGGCGAATAAGGGCGGCTTGGCGGCAGTTGCAACCGCATCGCTCAAGCTGCGCGACGAAGAATCTATCTCCAACTTAGCCGACACGTATGTATTGCAGAATGACGAGATAATATTTTACGCCTGTTTTATCGACGGTGCGCAGGTGGCGAGTGACTTTATAGAAATAGCTCGCGGGGTAGTTGAGTCGCACAACGCGGGTAAAAATGTTTGGGCAATCAAGCTGAAAGATGCGTCGAAATTACAACTTCAGCGCTTTCCTACGAAGCTCGTTGATCCGACGACCTACATAAACGCCTATCAATTCGGCCAGCCCGTCCCGATTAGCTTTGGAAACCTGAATGTCGGCCCCAATGACGGAGCCGGAGTTTCGCCGTCGTTAGCGCCTATCCGAATGACTGATAGATTCTCATTACTTGGAACGGCTGGATTATACAAGAAAACTGGCTCAACAGCTTATCAGTGGTATGACCAAGCTAACGCCTTTGCTGAAATAATAACATCGTCAGAAGCGAGTGATATAATCACGCTTGACGACCCTGAGAGAAAGATTCTATTGCGTCCGTCGCGTGCCAAAACGTCGAATGACGTTACCAATTGGTATTACGTGGCAGACGGCGACTTAACTAATACGCTTGCAGTGGGTGCGGGAGAGAATTTAGACGTATGGCTCAGTGGCTCGCCTAAGCTCGGTGAACTCACCGCTCTGACCATTGAGATTAAGGCAGCCGGTTCATACACCTATACGGTTAAAGACGATACTACGATCATTTTAGGGCCAACGGCTGCCACTGGCGATGCAACCCTGACGCTAACTTCTGCAAATTTCGTCAGTTGGGATTTAGCCCTACTCAATATCGAGATAGACGGCAGTTCGGATTGCGCCTTAGAGACTATCGAGCTTGATGTGCGATTTGACGACTTTCTGGCATTCCAAGATCAAGCGCCGCGCATGTTTGAGAAGGTTACAGGCTTTGAGGATTTGACGGCTCACTATGCAGATGGGGCAGTCATTGACTCGTCGGGTAATGTCTTGCGCAACCCTACACATATCTTACAGGCCATTTTACGCGGCAAAGATATGATGGAACTGGCAACGGCCAAGATGATAAACGGCTGGTCTGATGCGGAAACAAGTCGCGCCAGTTGGTATTTTGACTTCGCCATTGACAGCCAGCTAAACGTAGATTTTCTGAATGACTATTGCTTTCAAGCTGGATTGCATCTTTACCCAGAGGAAGGCGGCTGGTCGGTGGCCGCGATGGACAATACGCGCACGCCGAGCCATTTCTTCCACGGCGAATACCATATGCCCGTATTAAACGGACTGTCTGCGCCGAGCGAATGGCATTACGACCTCACTATCACTCCAGCACCAATATCTGATGTCATTAATGAGGTGGCTCTGCGATACAAGAAACATCCGGCGATCGATGAATATAAGGCCATTAAGATTGCCTCTGGTCGGCATAGAATAAACGGCAACTGCACTATTGTATCTTCTGGCTCAACGGGCACATTAACTGACTCATCTGCCACCTTCGTTACGGGTGGAGTGATTGTAAATGAGTATATTTATGTTTCAGGCGACAAAGAGTATAAAGTTGACATTATAACCGACGAAACTAATCTGGTTATATCGCCTGTCGATGGAGCCAGTGGCGTTTTAGATGCCGCAAGCTCTACGGCCTATTGGTTGGGGCCAAACCTCAATAGCGACTCACTACTCTCACAGCTTTCATTTAAAACGACAACGGCTTTAGGTGGGACTGCACAGGAAACCGCCTTTGATGATGGTGGCTATAAGTCGGGACTAATTCAAGACGATTCGACGGCACAGCTATTAGTTGACCATATAATCGAATGGAACTCTCAGCCTCGCGATCGGATGGAGTTTCCCCTTTTCCATTCGTCTATCGACGTTCAATTAGGTGATGTGTGTTACATAGATCACTTTAATATGAGGACGAGTAAGCGCCCTATAACGCTTTCTACGGTTGCCGGTAGTCATAACTCTACTACGACTACGCTGAGCGTCGCAACAGGCCATTCGGGCCTTTTCAGGGTAAATGACTATATTTATGTAGTGGCCGCTGTTAGCGGGGTGCCTGAGTGCATGAAAATAACGGCTATTAACACCTCTACAGACGATTTGACGGTGACGCGCGGCACGCTGAACACCGAAGGTCAAGCGCTTAGCGGGACAGAGACAATACAAAGGTGCCAAGAAAAGTGGATGGTGACGGGGGTGAAGCAGATTTCACCAAGCTCGCCTTTTTTGAAGGTTCGCGTGGAGCAGA